GGCCAGGACTACTGACGGAAACGCCCAGGAGGGGAGCAGGGAAATTCGCCTGCCGACAGAGTTTGAGCGTTCGGGATACCGGTATGCTGATGCAAGCGCAGATATGTTTGTTACAGACGGAGACCGGCTGTTAACTGAGGCATGGCGGCGTGACGTGTATTACGCCAGGGTGGTGGGCGCATACAGTCAGCTGTTTAAATTTGATGCGAATGGCGCTGAAACTCAGTTGACGCATGATAATGCGAACGTGACGAACGTCCGGGATAGCGGCGAGGAGGTGCAGTGGCAGAGTGATGTCGATACCGGGGTGAAGGGGGGCCTTTGGTTTACGAAAAAAGCTACTTTCGATCCACACCCGGTATTCCCACGAAACATCATCACGCTATGGGGGCACTCATTTCTGCAAAACCCCCGGCTGGCTAACAAGCTGTATAAACTGACAGGAATGCCGGTCTGGAATTTCGGCCGCAGCAATATCACAAGCAAGGGCGCAGCTCTGCGCCAGGGCGGGCAGCGAATCGAAGTATGGCCTTTGACGGGGAAGATTCCGGCAACAACGGATGCTGTCCAGGTCACGCCGTCATCACCAGGCCCGCTGGAGCTTGGCGCTAAAAATTATGCGCTGAACGGGCAAGGGTATTTCCGCGGGCAGAAAATGTGGGTCAACTGGTACGCTGACAACACGCTAAAAATCACCCGCTATGCCGCCGGTGCGGAAATTACGGTTCCTGCTGCTGAAACGCTGGTGTGGATACCGCAGACACAGGAGGCCCTGACCGATATTGATACCGGGCAGGTGATAACGCCGCAGTATGCAACTTATGACAGGCACGCTGAAGGGATTAATATTTTCTGGATAGGACGAAATAACAGTGCTGGTATTGCGCAGGTTATTTCCGATTTGAAAGCGATGGTGGAAAAAGTTAAGGCATCATCTAAATATCCGCGAATCGTGGTGCTGGCTGATTTCATGGATGCCGGACAGACTAATGGCACGGCAGGTCGTGCGCAGATGTTTTCGCTGAACGCTGCGTATAAACGCGCGTACCCTGAATATTATTGCGAAATTGAGGGCGTTGATATTCTCCAGAACTTTATCAATCACGCCAACCCGAACTATGCAGATGATGTGGCCGACGTTGCAGCCGGAACAACACCCCGGAGTCTGCGATATGACGACCTGCATCCGTCTCAGGTTCTGCAGGAAAATGCATTACATATCGGCGCGGATGTTAACGCCGAATTTATCTATCAATATCTGACAAAAAAAGGCTGGTTATAATGACTACAGTAACAGGTCCATTTGAAGTACGTAAAAATCTGACCCTGGGCGCGGGTGTAAAACTGTACCGCGACCAGACAATTACTCCTGAAACGAAAGCCGTCTTTGATTTTGCATCGGACTGGGCGGGCGGTAACAAGGCACAGTACAAAAATCTGAACACGTTAAAAAACCTGAACTATGTCGATGATGCGATAACGATTAACGCCAACGATTCAAATTCAAACGCGCAAAACTACGGCAGTGGGGGCGGTATTTATTCTGCGACTGGTCAGAACTTAGGGGTAAAACTCCCGGCGTCGGCATACCCAACACCGGATATGACCCGATTTATGTTTACTGTGTGGGCAAAATGGCCGGCGGACAAACTGATAAACCCCGCAAATACTAACTGGGCTCTGCTCTACGCGGGCTCAGGCACCGGCGCATTGTCAGATGACGCAAGCACGGCGTTTAAAATCGGCGGCGTGCGGCAGGTGAACGATGGTTCGGACGTTCCAATTCAGGTCCTGTACGTATATGGCGTGCGCGTTACGTATCCCGCAGAAGCGCAAACAAAGATTAAAGCAGTCGTTGGCCAGAGCAAGCCTTTCCAGTACGGCGTAGAAGTGGTTCGAGATAAAAATCTGAACAATTTCTACTGCAATTTCTACCTCAATGGTGAGCTGATCGGGACGTCACCAGCATTTACTCCCCTGGCTGTCCCGACGGTGACAAACGCGTTTGTGCTGGGAAATCTGGCTAACGGCTACTGCATGGCGAACACTGTTTTCTATCGTGTACGCCTGGATGACCTGAGTGGCTCTACTCGGCTGACCGCAGATCTCATCGCTGACGATTACGCAAAAAATAAGGGGTACTTTAGTTAAAAGCAATTGCGGCTGTCATGGAAATTGATAGCCGCAGCCTCTTTGATCTGCTTACTGAATGAAATTACTGTATGCATAACCAGTAATAAATCAGAGGGCAGACATGCATCGACAGTCAGACATCAATCAGGCATTCCGCGAGTCGGTATTGCGCAACTCCAAAGGTTTTCAGTACCTGCACACAAAGGATTTTGTGTCAGCGCTGCGCCGGCGTGGCATCCACTTTACCGAGGTGGAGGCGAACTCCTGGATCGCACGCGAGCAGTCTTATTTCATTGATAAAACGGCAGAGCATAGCGAAAACAGGCTGTGGATGATGGCAGAGATGGAACGAGAGCTGATTGTCGAGCGAACCAGAGCGGGTTTAGCCGCAGAATGCTGGAGAACGGCGCTACCCGGCAGCAGGTAGCCGATGTGATAGGTGTAGACGTGAAAACAATCTACAAGTACCTCCCGGCGACTTGAAGACAAAGATTTCACTACTTTTCCTGATATGTTACGTTTGGCTTAATCAATTCATTCAGCTTTGAAAACAGTTTGGTTTGTTCGTGAACGGTAAGAAAACAATAAGTTTTGAGCAATTTTTAACTATTAACAGCAATCTTGTTTCCATCTCAGATACATGGGCTGACTTGTGGGCGTTAATTTTTCACACGGGTTTAAGCGCTGGAAGGCTGCTGAGTATTCGATATGATGATATTGATGGTGACTTGATACTGATACGAAAACAGGGTCACCTGAAGGAGCTACGTGTTAAATCAACCCCTCCAGTGGAGGCGATGATTGCTCGTAGAAGAGAACGCTATCCAGAAGATGTTTATTTATTTCAGAGTCATTCTAACCGTGTGAAGTACCATCGCCGGCCGGTCACTATAATTGCTTTCAACGCCGCTTTACGTCGCGCCGCTAGATCATTACCAGACGTTAACGTAAGCAGTAGTAGCGCGAGAAACATACCGGACTAAGCGCCTGTCCAGTAGCGTGTAGCCGATGTGACAGGCGTGGGAGTGAAGACGATTTACAAATATTTGCCAGTACAATACGGCGATAAAAAATCCCCTTGAGCAGGCACACTCAAGGGGAAAATACTACATAACATCATTGCTGTGTGCGTCTTTGCGCTCATCTATCTTCCAAGAAGATGCCTAAAGCTTCCAGATATTTCTGGTCTGAGCAGTTAAAACATTGTGTCTGTGGCCTATGTGCTCGGAGGGGGTGAAGACGATTTATAAATATTTTCCAGCCGGTTAAGTTTGCTCACCTGCGAACCGTATGCAAGAGATCGCAGGTGAGCAATTTGCTATGAAGGCATTGCCATAGCTGAAAAATTTTAACCTCGCATTGTTCGCAAAACTATCAAACAGCTAAGGCCTGAAAACACTTCCAGACTAACCTTACTCGTTACATCAATGTGTTACGGCAATGACAAAAATTGATAGCCATAACCTATATTGATCTGTCGCTTTGTTAAAACTACTGTTTATAAAAACAGTATTAATCTGAGCGAGTCAATTATGCAGTTTTACACACCCGTTGAGTTACGTGAGATCATGCTGATCCCGTTGTACAGTGACCTTGTGCAATGTGGTTTTCCAAGCCCCGCACGGGATTACGTTGAGCAACGTATAGACCTGAATGAGTTACTAATCAATCACCCCAGTGCGACGTATTTTGTCAAAGCCGCCGGCGACAGCATGAAGGATGCCGGCATAGGAGAAGGTGATCTTCTTGTTGTGGATAGCTCAAGGACAGCAGTTCATGGCGATATCGTTATCGCTGCAGTGGATGGGGAATTCACCGTTAAGAAGCTGTAGCTGCATCCGTGGGTTCAGCTTAACCCAATGAACCCTGCATATTCGCCGATAGTCGTCGGTAGTGAGGACACTCTCGACGTGTTCGGGGTGGTTACGTACATCATCAAATCAGCTGGCTGAGATGTTTGCACTTTGCGATGTGAACTCATTTTACGCATCCTGCGAAACTGTTTTCCGTCCTGACCTGAAGGGGCGTCCGGTGGTCGTTCTGTCAAACAACGACGGCTGTGTGATCGCCCGCTCGCAAGAGGCGAAGCCCTTCGTCAAAATGGGCGAGCCTTATTTCAAGCAAAAGGACATGTTTCGCCGGCACGGTATTATCGCGTTTAGCAGCAACTATGAGCTTTATGCCGATATGTCCAACCGAGTGATGACAACGCTGGAGGAACTCTCTCCACGCTGCGAAATTTACAGTATTGATGAGGCATTTTGCGACCTGACAGGAGTTCGGAATTGTCGCGACCTTACCGAGTTTGGCAGGGAAATTCGCGAGACGGTTCTGCGCAGGACGCACCTCACGGTCGGCGTCGGCATAGCCCAGACTAAAACCCTGGCGAAGCTGGCCAATCATGCTGCGAAACAGTGGCAGCGACAGACCGGAGGAGTGGTGGATCTGTCTAATCTTGAAAGGCAGAGGAAGTTGATGGCTTTGCTGCCGGTGGATGAGGTCTGGGGCGTCGGGCGCCGCATCAGTAAAAAACTTGAGGCCATGGGGATTAAAACTGTGCTGCAGTTGGCGGATACCGATATCCGTTTTATCCGGAAGCATTTCAACGTCGTGTTGGAAAGAACTGTGCGGGAGCTGCGCGGCGAACCATGCCTTGGGCTTGAGGAGTTCGCGCCGGTAAAGCAGGAAATCGTGTGCAGCCGTTCGTTCGGCGGCCGTATCACTGAATACCATGAGATGAGGCAGGCGATATGCAGCTACGCCTCACGTGCAGCGGAGAAACTCCGTGGTGAACATCAGTACTGCCGCTTTATCTCTGCGTTCGTTAAAACCAGCCCTTTTGCGCTGAATGAGCCGTACTACGGCAATAGTGCATCAGTGAAACTATTGACCCCGACCCAGGACAGTCGGGACATCATCACCGCGGCGACGAAATGCCTCGATGTAATCTGGCGAGACGGACATCGCTACCAAAAAGCAGGGGTGATGCTTGGGGATTTCTACAGCCAGGGCGTCGCGCAGCTCAACCTCTTCGACGACAACGCACCACGGAAAAATAGCGAGAAACTGATGGAAGTTCTCGACCATCTCAACGCAAAGGATGGCAGGGGGACACTGTATTTTGCAGGGCAGGGGATCCAGACTGCCTGGCAGATGAAGCGGGAAATGCTTTCGCCTCGCTATACTACGAGGTTCTGTGACCTGCTCAAAGTTAGATGATTAGGCCATTAACGGTAGTGGTTATGCTGCTACAACAGTCCGCTTAGAGCGAAGAGCGGATATTCAGACCGACTGATAGCTGATTTTGAGTTGCCAAAAAGAGCGCTCCTATTCAGTACAAAAAGATGGTAATGTTTCATAAAATCTCTTAGACCTTGCAGGAATGGTTTTGAAATGAATGGATCTTGTTTGTGTGGAACAATTGAATTTGAACTTACTCATAAACCAGCAGTGTTTTATCGTTGTCATTGCTCGCTTTGCAGAAAGCAGAGCGGTGTGGGTTACAATCTCGCCACACTAGTCAAAGACAGTGAGTTTCG